AGGAGCATCTATATATGCCCAAAAAACATTTAGAGCTGAAGAAGATAGAGAAGAAATTATTAATTATAGTACAAATGAAGAAATTGAAAATATAAATAATTTTCAATCAACTATAAGAAATGCTCGTTTATCAACATTAGGTTTTTTCTCAGCAAGACCCGACATCACACCAGATACTTACGGTGTATTTCAACGACCTTCTCCAGCTATAACTAGTAGAATCAAAGCAAATATATTTTTTGTTGGGGTAACACAAGAATTTGCAGTAGCATTTCAAGAACAGGCTCCGGCATTAACTGAAGGTCTTAATTTAGGAGAAGATGGAGGATTTTATTTATTTGATAATAATGTTTACAAAGATAATTTAGTTAGTGTAGGTAAAGATGAAGGAGGTAAACAATGGGAACAAAATACCTGGACTTTTACCCAATCACAAATAGAAAGTCAAGTAATATACAGAACAAATCCAGCAGTACAAGATTTTAGGAAAACTATAATTGAGTCTGGAAATTTAGAAACCTCAAGTGTTTTATCATTAGCACCTGATTATTTATCTAAATCAGCAAATAGAAGAGTAAATAGAGGGGATCCCGGAAGAAGTAATACTGCTAATGGGGGTAAAAATGTGTTTAATTATGGTTTACCTGCGACTCAAATGCAGGCATTGGATAAAATAACAGCTATGCCAATGTATGAAAGTAGTGGTCCTAATACGTCTTTAGCAATTAATGATTTTTGTAAATTTAGAATAGCAGCTATAAATAATGAACCAGATAGTAATGGAAGTGCAGTTTATATGCATTTTAGAGCATTTATTGATTCATTTAGTGATAGCTATAATGCAGAATGGTCACCTGTAAAATATGCAGGTAGAGGAGAAGATTTATATAATTATGGAGGGTTTGGTAGAAGTATTAATATGTCTTTTACTTGTTTTGCTCAATCAAAACCCGAATTAATTCCAATGTATAAAAAATTAAATTATTTAGCATCAACTTTAGCCCCAGATTATACTAATGCTGGTTTTATGAGAGGTAATTTAGTAAGATTAACAATGGGTGGTTATTTATACGAACAACCTGGATTTATTACATCTTTAACATATGATATACCACAAGAAGCTCCTTGGGAAATAGCTATTAATGCAGAAGGAGGAGGAGATGGTAGTGTTAAGGAATTACCTCATATGATTAAAGTTTCTAGTTTACAATTTACCCCAATTCATAATTTCTTACCTCAAAAACCAAATGTAGCAAATAATCCAAATGAAAGATATATAGCATTAGCAAATTCTTTTAATTCAAGAGGAAATTATGCAGATTTATACCCTGAATTAGCAGCAGATGGTGATGGGGACAATAATAGTACAAATAATATTTTAGGTGAATAGATATAACAAAATACAAAAACTTAGAAATACAAATGAATTTGTAGGAACTTTAGGAGATTTATACTATAGAACAGTATATTACCCTGAGTTTGGCCCTTCAGAAACAGATATTTATGTTGAAACCGAATTTGGGGATAGATTAGATAGACTAGCATACCAATTTTATAAAGATGTTACTTTATATTGGATTATAGCTATAGCTAACCCAAATGTTTTAAGTTTAGGAGCTTTATATCCACCTGTAGGATCCCAGTTAAGGATACCTACAAATATAAGTGGAATAATAGATAGTTATAATAGATTAAATGAGTTATAAAGATGAATATACTAGGAAAACCTTTTTCACCTTGGGTTACTGAGCAAATAAATGCCAGACAAGCATCATTAGGTAATAGTACAAATTTAACTAATAGTAATCTATTATACCAAAATGCAAAAGCACCTTGGATTAGATTAGCAAGTACAGTTGATATAAAAGCAATTGAAGGTAAAAATACTAATTTTTCTAAACTTGCTAATTTTGGTTTATCTGATACATTAATCCAGGGTGATACAGCTGCTAGAAATTTTATACTACAAGGGGGTACAACCAAGTTAGTAGATGGTACAGGAGAACCAAACTCAGGATTAAATATAAGTAATAGTTTATATAATGGTGCTTATGGATGGGGGGGCATAGAAGAAAGAGGATTTGTCCCAATGCCCGGAATAATATCAGCTAGTGTTCAATATTATAATAATGGTGCTTTATCAAAGTCTACTATTAATATGAAATGTTATTCTCGAAATCAATTAGCATTAATGGATGTCCTTTATATGAGACCCGGATACAATCTTCTTTTAGAATTTGGTTGGAGTCAATATTTAAACAATTCTGGTGAATTAGTTCAAACAGATAATTTCTTTTCAGATCCTTTAAGCTTTATATTTAACCCAACCTCTGTATCTAGTGAATCTCCAACCCACTTTGATGTTTTAAATTTAATTCAAAACGAAAGAATAGCTAGTAATGGGAATTACGAAGGGGTTTTTGGTAAAATAACAAACTTTAATTGGGCATTCAACTCAGATGGGAGTTATGATTGTAAGGTAGATTTAACAGGAATGGGGGATATGATGGAGTCTTTAAAAGTAAATATAAAACTTCCATCTAAAAAAGATAATGACGAAGGTAAATCCTCCACAACCCCAGACACAGCATCTGAAACTGAAATACCTCCTATTATAGCTAATAAAGATAAAACCACCTTAAATAAGGTATTATTTGACCTTTACGAAAAAAACACATCAATAGCAGTAGATACTTATCAAGCTTTAAATATTAAATCTTTTCCAAATGTTAAAACAGAAATAGATTCAAATGGAAAAATAATAACAGAATACAAAGAAGAAGATATTACTATCAAAAATGGAATGCTAGCTTTAATAGGAACTACTACAGATATTGAACAAAACTCCTCTCCTCAAGTTTATATAACTTTTGGAGCTTTGATAGCTTATATTCAAAAATATTTACTTATTTATAATAAAGAAGGCTCTCCAATGTTTGCTTTTGATATAAATTTTAAAGAAATAGAAAAAGATGAAAATTATATAGTACATATTCCCGGTCAATTTTCATCTAATCCTCTATCATGTTTAATACCTTATCAAGGTCTTCCTGAAGGTGTAGCAGATGATGTTAATCTAGTTAATACGAATGTTAACGAGACTTTACTTTTAAACAAAAGTTCTTTTTTAACAGATAATGAATATTTAGGAAGACTAACAGGAATTTACTTAAATATTAACAATTTAGCTAATATTTTAGATAAATCAAAAAGAAGTGAAGATGGAAGTTTATCATTATTAACATATTTAAATAATATAATAACTTCCTTTACCCAAGCATTAGGAGGAATTAATATGATATCTATTAAAGTAGATGAAGTAACTCAATCTATTAAATTTATAGAAAATTCTCCTCAAAGATTTACAAAAGAAGAAAGTAAGGAAACTTATGCTAGATTTAATACATTCGGAGTAAAACCAGATACTGAAGGATCTTTTATAAGAAATATAGTTATGGGGGGAGAATTAGGACCTAAATATGCATCAATGATTACAATTGGTGCCCAATTTAGTGGAAATAAGCTATCATCAAATGCTACTGGATTTTCTACCTATAATTTAGGTTTAGAAGATAGAGTAATTCCCCAAAAATTAAATCATGATTTTGATGCAGGAACTGAAGCAGATTCTAATAAAGAAGTAGAACTAACTATAGGGGATATATGGAATAAACAAATTAATCAAAAAGACGGTGAAACTTCAAAATCTTTATTTGAGAGTATATATAATAGTAGACTCTTTATTTCAGAAGATATCAATGCATTACAAGAATTAAATTATAATTTTATTAATCAAGTTAGTGGGAAGTTAGTGGAAATAAAACAATTACAATCACCAATTTTTCTTCCATTTAATTTAAGTGTAGACATGGATGGTTTAGCAGGGATAAGATTATTCGAAAGATTTTTATTAGATGATTCAATTTTACCTCCTTCGTACGGAGAAGGAAATGTAGATCTACTTGTTAAATCATTAAACCACCAAGTAGATGCTATGCAGTGGGTAACTTCAATGGATACTCAAGCTGTATCATCTCAAAAACTAGACCCTGTAGCAAAACCATCAAAACTATTATCAACAACTACAAGACAAAGTAATGCTAGTGGAGGTGGAGGAAACCCAGTAGGAGAACTAGGATCTGAAAGCTCATTAACATCAGGTTATCCTATGGCAAAGATTTACTATGATGGCCCAACATCAAAGTCCCAAATTGTAGTTCACCACACTGCAGGTAGACAAAATATAGCAAACACCATTAAAGGGTGGAGTTCAAGAACAGATCATGTATCAACTCATTATATTACAAACAATGATGGAGAAAAAGAACAGTTATATTCTGATGATGCTTGGGGTAATCATTTAGGTATTAAAAGTGCAACTTTTAGAGCCTTAGGTGTAGAATACCAAAATCTAAATAAAACAAGTTTAGGAATTGAAATGCAAGCTTTTGGGGGGTTAAAGGAAAGAAATGGGAAATATTACACGTATGTAAACTCAGAAATGCCATCAGATAGAGTAGCTCAACCTGTAGATAAGAATGGTAATGTTACAAGTTACAAAGGCTATTCATATTATGAAAAATATTCAAACGCAAATATAAGTGCAGTAAAATCAATAATTACCGGGTGGATGGGGAAATATGGTATCCCTTTTGTATATGATTATGATGTATTATTCCCTAATACTTCTACAGTTTCAAAAGCAGCATACCAAGGTACAAAGGGAGTTTATACTCATAATTCTTTTAGAACTGGAAAATCAGATGTATTTCCTCAAAAGGAATTAATAGCAATGTTTAAATCAATCGCAACTCAAATAGTATAATGTATATACCTAAAAATAGAATAAAGCCAAATTTATATACTCCTGGAAATGAGTTTTTATTTAAAACAACAGGGGAAGATTATAAAGGATTTTACCATAGTCTTTATACTGGTAAATTTTATACAGGTAAAACACAAAATTCCTCTAATATTAGAGAAATCATCCGTTATGAAGTACCAGAATTAGAAGGTACTCCTAATTTACCTCAAAATTTAGAAAATACTAATGTTATTGCTTTATTTTTAGATGATCCTGATCCATTAATAAATGAAGAGAAATGGATTCAAAAAGATGTAGTAAAATTTTTAGAGTTAAACGGTAAAAGTACAATTGATGATGACCCTAAACAAACCCCCTATCAAAGTTATCCTAAACCAATAGAAGAAGATTATAATTTAGGCCAATTTACAAGATATTTTGCGGTTAAAGTAAATGAAAATATATATTTAGAACTAAATAAAGAAACCTACAAAAAACTTACAAAACAAGATGCTAATTGGACTTGGGAATTGTGGAATTGTTTTAGCATTCAATGGAAATTAGGAGGAGGTACTACAGAAAAGGCTATAGCTAATAAAAATCAAGTTTTAATAGCTGAGCAAAGGTTAAAAAGAAAAGGATTACAAGCTTTTTTAAGAGAAGACTATTTAAAGTTTGGAAAAAGACCTCAATTTAACTAGGAAATAACATTTCACTTTCGTATATTATCCAAAATAATAGTTATGTTTTGGTTAGTCGAAGATAAAAATCAATTAAATAAGTTTAAAAATTTTTGCAAAGGAGATGCCTTTGTAGAAATTATTCCTTATAATAGTGAAGAACACCCTTCACAAAATGGGATATGTGCTATTTATATTCGCCCGTTAAATTTAACAAAAGGTTATATCTTACCCGTATCCCATAGTGAGACATTAGCTATTGATTTATACGCCATAAAACGTGTATTAAACAACATAAATAGGGTATATGTACGTGATAAAAAGGAATTTTTACATTATTTAATTCTTAAAAATCTTTTTGACATAACATTAAGTGGCCCTACGTATATACCAGAATACACCAAAACACATAGCTATTTTTATAACCAATATCCTAATAAAAAAGACATAAATAGAATAATACCTATCGTTAAACATTATGAATATTGTGAAACGATATTTAATGATTTAAAAGAAAAAATAAATGAGCCAATCAACAACTTTTACAACACAAAAGCCACAGTGGTTTTCAACGCCATGGAGCAAAGTGGAATACGAATTAATAGAGAAAAATTTGAATCGCATTTTCACCCTATCGATGGAGATATCACCTACACGCAATACAACTTTAAAACAACAACAACAAGACCATCTAATAAATTTAAAGGAGTAAATTATGCGGCACTTAATAAAGATAATGAATGTAGGGAAGCTTTTATACCACGTAATGATAAATTTATTGAGCTTGACATTGGTGCTTATCATCCTACTTTGCTTGGGCTGTTGGTTAATTATAGTTTTGGTAATGAAGATATTCACCAAGCATTTGCTGAAATGTATGGGGTGGATTACAAAAAAGCTAAGGAGTTAACATTTAAACAACTATACGGAGGAGTTTTCGAACAATTTAAATCTCTGGAATTTTTTAAAAAGGTTCAAGTATATGTGGATGAAATGTGGGAAAAATTTAACCGAGAGGGATATATTGAATGTCCTATTTCCAAGCACATTTATAAAAAAGAAAACTTAGATGAAATGAAACCCCAAAAACTTTTAAATTATTTGCTCCAAAACTTGGAGACAGCCATGAATATTCGTATATTATGGGATATATTTAAATTATTAAAAGGGCGCAAAACTAAATTAGTATTATATACTTATGATTCATTTTTGTTTGATTTTAGTGAGGAAGATAAAAATTTAATAATAGAAATAAAAGCAATATTTACTAAATATAAGCTTAAAATAAAAGAAAGTTATGGAAACACCTACAATTTTAAATAAATCTACTAATATGTATACTATAGACGACTTCTCTGAATTCGCTACATTAAACATAAAAGATTTGAATAATAAATTATTTTGTACTTTTACTACATTAGATGAATTAGACCCATTGATTAATAATCTAACTTCTACTTACAATATTATGTATAATAAAATATTTGTTTTACACGTTAAGAGTAATAATGAATATGTTTGTACTTACAATATTGACCAGGCTAATTTGAGTTCTCTTCCAGATAATACAATTTTAGTACATAGAAAAAAAGAATCAAATACTTTATATACTATTAATGCCCTAAATGAATTAATTAAAAGGTTAAATGGTGGGGTAGTTGATACAAAATTTCCTATTACTTGGGAACATTACAGAAATACTATATTATTAACTCAAAGAGATGAGTTAAAAGAATTAAAGACCAAGATCTACAAGATTCTTGAAGTATAGTTAGGCCAATCGAACATTCGTTCGTATATTTATCATATTAATAAACGTTATAAAACAATTAAAAAGTTATCTTTATGGATTTAAATGCAATCAAAAACCGCTTGGATCAAATGAACAAGCAAACTACCTCTAATAGTGGAGGTGGAAAGTCACTATTTTGGAAACCATCAGTTGGTAAAGAAGTAGTTAGAGTAGTACCTAGTAAATATAATAAACAATTTCCATTTACAGAAATGTTATTTTACTATGGTATTGGACAAAGAGTAATGGCTTCTCCTCAAAATTGGGGTGAAAAAGACCCAATTCAAGAATTTACTAAACAACTGCGTAATAGTGGTGATAAAGAAAATTGGAGATTAGCTAAGAAATTAGATGCTAAAACTCGTATTTTTGCTCCTATTGTAGTAAGAGGTGAAGAAGATGAAGGTGTTAAACTATGGCAGTTTGGGAAAAAAGTATACCAAGATTTTTTAAATATGGCTGCTGATGAAGAAATTGGTGATTACACTGACATTGTAGGTGGTAGAGATATTAAATTAACTACTGTAGGACCTGAAGTAACAGGAACACCTTACAATGATACATCAGTAGGACCCTCTCTTAAAACATCACAATTGTCATCAGACGATAAAGTAGCTGAGAGTTTACTAAATAATCAACCAAACCCACTTGATGTATTTAAGAAATTTACATTTGAGGAGGTAAAGGCAGCTCTACAGGAATATTTGTCAGATGGTGAAACACAAGTTTCAACTACAACAACTACTACAACTGCAGCAACATCAACTCCAGTATCTAGTAATTATTCATTAGATGCTAATAAGTCAAAGTCAAAAGCAGATCAATTTGATGATTTATTTTCTGATAACGAGAATAAGGAAGACGATTTACCATTTTAATAAATAAAATACATGGCGAGAACTAAAAAAACATTGGGGGAGGCAGTCTCTAAAGAAATACAATCAAATTTTAATCTTGATGCTTTTAAAACGAAAAAAGGATTAAAATCTAATATTAAATTCAAGGATCAAGACTGGATTCCTATCTCGTCAGCTTTCCAAGAAGTAACTTCAATTCCAGGTATTCCTATGGGGCACATTGTGCTTCTTAGGGGTCACTCGGATACAGGGAAAACCACAGCTCTTTTAGAAGCAGCAGTCTCAGCACAAAAACGAGACATTATGCCTGTATTTATTATAACAGAAATGAAGTGGTCCTGGGATCATGCTAAAATGATGGGGCTTGAAGTTGATGAGGTTAAAGATCCTGAAACAGGTGAAGTTGTAAATTATGAAGGTAATTTTATTTATGTAGATAGAGAAACTATTAATTCTATTGAAGATGTAGCTGGATTTATTTTAGATTTAATTGATGAGCAAAAGAAAGGTAATTTACCTTATGATTTATTATTTTTATGGGATTCAATTGGATCAGTACCTTGTGAAATGTCTATAAAATCTAATAAAAATAACAATGAATGGAACGCAGGTGCTATGTCAACTCAATTTGGTAATAGTGTAAATCAAAAAATTACACTATCTAGAAAAGAATCATCACCTTTTACTAATACGTTAGTTTGTATTAATAAAGTTTGGACATTAAAAGCTGAATCACCTATGGGACAACCCAAACTAATGAATAAAGGGGGTTATGCTATGTGGTTTGATTCTACATTTGTTGTAACATTTGGTAATGTTATGTCAGCTGGGACATCTAAAATTAAAGCTATTAAAGATGGTAAACAAGTTGAATTTGCTAAACGAGTAAACATTCAAATTGATAAAAACCACATTAATGGTGTTACTACTAGGGGTAAAATTGTTATGACCCCTCATGGATTTATTTTAGATAATGATAGAGATCTTAAAAATTATAAAGATGCCCGAAAAGAGGATTGGGCTAAGATTTTAGGTGGGGGTGATTTTAGGGTTGTTGAAGAAGGTCAGGCATTTACTGACATAACATCTTTTGAAGACGAGCCACAATAAATTTTGATACCCGGAGTATAGTTCGTATATTCCGGGCATAAAAACACAAATATGAAACAAAAAGAGCTATTTAAACTCTTGGATGGCATCCAGGAGCAAGGGGAAGAAACTGTAAAAAGTGAAAGAATATTGTTAATTGATGGATTAAATTTATTTTTCCGTAATTTTGCAATGATGAATATGGTTAATCCTGATGGGGTGCATGTAGGGGGTTTAGGTGGTTTTTTTCGTTCATTAGGAGCAGAAATTCGTAGAATGGATCCTACACAAGTTTATGTTGTTTTTGATGGAGCAGGATCGGCCAATAATCGAAAAAATATTTTACCTGAGTATAAATCAGGAAGAGATCTTCAACGAATCACTAATTGGGATGCTTTTGATGATTTAGAAGATGAGCATGATGCTAAAGTAGATCAAATGGTTAGGATTATACAATATCTAAAAACACTACCTGTTAAAACTTGTAGTATAGATAAAGTTGAAGCTGATGATATTATTGCTTATTTTAGTAAGGTAATTCCTCAAAAACCCGAAGATAAAGTATTTATAGTTTCTTCTGATAAAGATTTCCTACAATTAGTAAATAAGAATGTTATTGTGTATCGTCCTATGGAAAAAGAATTTTACACTGAAGAAACTATACAAGAAAAGTATAAAATGTCTCCTAAAAACTTTATCTTACATAAAACTTTACTAGGTGACAACTCAGATAAAGTTAAGGGAGTTAAGGGTTTAGGTGCTAAAGGATTATATAAAAAATTCCCTGAGTTAACTAAACAGGATTTAACACTAAATGATATTTTCGATATATGTGAATCAAAACTTAAAGAACACGTAGTTTATGCGAGAGTAATTCAATCTAAGAGCGATTTAGAAAAAAACTACAAAATAATGGATTTAGATAATCCTATGATAAGTAAAGATGATGAAAAATATTTAGATGCGGTTGTTAATTCAGAAGTCCCTCCGTATATTCCAGAACAATTCGTGGCATTTTATAACCAAGACAAACTTGGGGGTATGATACGAAATGTTGAGTTTTGGGTAAAAGAAATTTTTGAAAAATTAGTTATAAAAAAATAAGTTATATGACATTAGTAAATTTAAACCATTATGGTATTCACTTTCAAATTAAGGCAATATCTTCACTGCTTACACACAAGCAATTTTTAATTAGTATACATGATGTTTTAAGTGAAGAGTATTTTGATAATCAAGCCCATAAATGGATTATTAAAGAAATACTTAGATATTATGACCGATATCATACGACCCCTTCAATGGATATTCTTAAAGTTGAAGTTAAAAAAATTGATAATGAAGTACTACAGCTGTCTGTTAAAGAACAACTTAGAGAAGCATATCAAGCTTCTGAAGAAGATTTAGAGTATGTGCAAGAAGAATTTTCAACATTTTGTAAAAACCAACAATTAAAAAAAGCACTGCTTAATAGTGTCGATTTACTTAAAGCTGGAGATTTTGATGGTATTAAATATTTAGTAGAATCAGCATTAAAAGCAGGAAATGATAAAAATGTAGGACATGAATATAATAAAGACATTGAAACTAGGTTTAGGGAAGATGCTAGAACTACTATTGGTACGCCTTGGCCTAAAATTAATGAATTACTACAAGGTGGATTGGGAAATGGAGATTTTGGTCTTATATTTGGTAACCCAGGAGGTGGTAAATCTTGGTCGTTAGTAGCGTTAGGGGGTTATGCTGTAAAAATGGGGTATAATGTAATTCATTATACTTTAGAATTGGGTGAAGCTTATGTTGGGAGGAGGTATGATGCCTTTTTTTCACAAATACCAGTTGATAGAATACTTCAGAATAGAGAAAAAATAGAAGATATTATTCCTCAGTTACCTGGAGAATTAATTATCAAAGAATTCCCAACAGGTAGAGCAACAATGTCTACTATAGAATCCCACATATCTAAAGTTTCAGATGGGGGGATGAAACCAGATTTAGTAATTATTGATTATGTTGATCTTTTAGGTACAAAAAAGAAAACAGCTGATCGTAAAGGTGAAATTGATGATATTTATACAAGCACTAAGGGATTAGCTAGAGAATTAGATATACCAATTTGGTCTGTTTCTCAAGTTAATAGAGCTGGAGCAAAAGATGATATTGTAGAAGGAGATAAAGCAGCAGGATCATATGATAAAATTATGATTACTGATGTCTGTATTTCCCTTTCAAGAAAAAAAGCAGACAAAGTAAATGGTACAGGAAGATTCCACATTATGAAAAACAGATATGGTATTGATGGGTTAACCTTTGGTGTAAAAGCAGATACATCTACAGGTCATTTTGAGGTTATAGATTATGATCCTGAAGATTATGAAAAAGAACCAACCCAACCTATAAATGGGTTTAATAATGACTTAGACACTTTTGATAAGCAATCATTAAAAAATAAATTTTTCGAACTTAATAAATAATAAATAAACATGGCAAAAACCTCTTTACTTAAAGAAAGGATTGTATATAAACCTTTTGAATACCAAGAAGCATCTGATTTCTGGTTAAAACAACAACAAGCACATTGGCTTCATACAGAAGTACCTATGATGGGTGATGTTAATGATTGGAAACAAAATCTATCAGAAACTGAAAAAAATATAATTGGTACTATATTAAAGGGGTTTGCTCAAACAGAAACAGTAGTAAATGATTATTGGTCAACTTTAGTTACAAAGTGGTTTAGAAAACCAGAAGTAATTAAAATGGCTGTTACATTTGGAGCTTTTGAAACAATTCATGCTGAAGCTTATTCTTTATTAAATGAGGAATTAGGATTAGATGATTTTAGTGAATTTTTAGAAGATGAAGCTACAATGGCAAAAATTGATGCTTTAACTACTGTAAGAGACTCACATGATGGTACTCCTAATTGGCATGAAAGAGCAAAATCATTAGCTATATTTTCTGCATTTACTGAGGGGGTTAATTTATTTTCTTCATTTGCTGTTTTGTTATCCTTTAAATTAGATAATAAACTTAAAGGTGTAGGTCAAATAGTAGAATGGAGTATTAGAGATGAATCTCTACACTCAGAAGCGGGTTGTTGGTTATTTAGAACCTTAATGCAGGAACATCCTGAATTTAACACCCCTGAATTAAAAGCAGATATTGAAGAAGCAGCATTACTATCTTTAAAATTAGAATTAGATTTTATTGATAAAGTATATGAAATGGGGGATTTAAAAGGATGTCCAAAATATGATTTAGTATCATTTATTAAACATAGAGTAAATACTAAAATGGGTGATTTAGGGTATGGACCTATTGTAAATGGTATAGATCAGGATGCTATAAAAAGAATGAAATGGTTTGATAGTTTATCAGCTGGAAAACAACATACAGATTTTTTTGCAAATCGAGTTACTAACTATTCGAAAGGAGTTCAAGATTGGGATGCTAATTCAATATTTTAAAAAATGGAAAACAACGCACTACAAGCAGATTATAGTAACTGGGAAGCAGGAAAACAATACCCAGAATGGATGGATGAAATTTCTTTAGCAACAATTTCAAAAGGGTATTTACTACCTGGTGAAACTGTAAGAACAGCATATAAAAGAGTTTCTAATGCATCCGCCTTAAGATTAAAAAAACCAGAATTAGCAAATAAATTTTTCAAAATAATGTGGAATGGTTGGTTAGGTTTAGCGTCACCAGTAATTTCAAATATGGGAACTGATAGAGGTTTACCAATTTCATGTTTTGGTGTAGATACACCGGATTCTATACGTGGTATAGGGTTAACTAACGCAGAGCTAATGAAATTAACAGCATCCGGTGGGGGTGTAGGTATTTCATTATCTCGCATTAGAACACGTGGAGTAGAAATCACAGGAAATGGTAAAAGTGAAGGTGTAGTACCATGGGCTAAAATATTTGATTCATCTATTATTGCTACTAATCAGGGAAATGTAAGAAGAGGAGCAGCATCTGTTAATTTAGATATTGAACATGGAGATATAGATGAATTTTTACAAATTCGTAGACCAAAAGGAGATCCTAACAGACAATGTTTAAATTTACATCAATGTGTTGTTGTGGGTGATTCATTTATGAGAAAATTAGAAGCTAGAGATCCTGAATCAATGCAAAGGTGGGCTACAGTTTTAAAATCAAGAATGGAGACAGGAGAACCTTATATAATGTATAAGGATAATGTTAATAAAGATAATCCAATTGCTTATAGACTAAATAATTTAGAAGTAAGTATGACTAATATTTGTTCTGAAATTACATTATTTACAGATGAAGAACATTCATTTATTTGTTGTTTATCTTCTATGAATTTAGCTAAGTATGATGAATGGAAAGATACGGATGCAGTTGAATTAGCTACTTGGTTTTTAGATGGTGTAATGCAAGAATTTATAGATAAATCTAATGGTAAAGATTCATTAAGAAGAACTCATTTTCACGCTAAAAAAGGAAGAGCATTAGGTTTAGGTGTAATGGGTTGGCATTCGTTTTTACAACAAAAAGGATTACCATTTAATTCTATAGCATCAACAGCTCATACTCATAATATATTTTCAGATATTAGAGGTAAAGCAGAAAAGGCATCAATGGCATTAGCTCAAGAATATGGAGAACCATTATGGTGTAAAGGGACAGGTATGAGAAATACTCATTTACTAGCAATTGCTCCAACAGTATCCAATTCAGTTATTTGTGGTGGTATTTCAGCTGGAATTGAGCCACTACCAGCTAACATTTATACATTTAATGGTGCCAAAGGTACTTTTATTAGAAAAAATAAAGAATTACAAAAAATATTAGTATTAAAAGGAGAAGATAAAGATAAATGGTGGGATCAAATGTTAGCGGAAGATGGATCAGCCCAAAATTTACCAGATAATGTTCTAACACCTGATGAAAAAGAATTGTTTTTAACATTTCCAGAAATCAATCAATTAGAATTAGTTAGACAAGCAGCTATACGTCAAAAATACATTGATCAAACACAATCTTTAAATTTATCGTTTGATCCAAGTGATTCACCTAAATGGATTAATCAAGTACATTTAGAAGGGTGGAAGTTAGGAATAAAAACATTCTATTATTTAAGAACAGACTCAGTTATTAAAGGAGATTTAGGATCTCGTATGGCTGATTGTGTTTCTTGTGATGGGTAATATTTATAAACAATTATTAATTAAAATCAATTTAAAAAAACAAAAACAATGAAAAGAGTATTATTACTAATGTTATCAACTATATTATTAGTTGGTTGCAACAACAAAAAAGGAAAAAAAGTTGAAAAAGTTGAATCTGATCCTGTAACAGTATCAATAACATTCAAAAACTCAACGGATTCAGAAATCCAAGTTAAAGCAACTTTTGGAGTAGATGCACAAGATGTTATTACTAAAATAGCAGCTGGTGAATCAAAAGTAGTGGAATCAAATTCACATACTAACTCAGGTACAGATTTTATAATTATTCCTGGGTTAATAGCTCCTCAATCAATTGCTCAACCTTCTCCATCAAATGGACAGTTTAGAACAACATATCAATTTTATAATGGTGTAATGAATTGTGTATTTTGGAATCAATCAGGAGCTCCTATGGATGGTACAATTTATTCAGATGATAACAACTGGAAATACACTGCTGAATGGGCTTCAGATCCAACGAAACAAGTAGGTAACCCACTAGTTAATTCTGTTGAAATAAAAGCTGTACCATGTGTGACCTCTACTGTAAGTGGCGTGCGTGTATGTAAATAGTTAAAAATAGTATTAAATAATATTAAAGGAGGTGCATTAGCACCTCTTTTT